TGTCCCTGCTAAAAGTGCATATGAAGATGACAGTGATTCAAAAAGACAATCTGGCGATTTTATAGTTGGCGCTGTAAAACACAACATCAAAGGCACTATATTTCAAACCTATGTCGACTTGTATAAAGACGCATATGAACAAGATATATTGGGTAATAAAAAATGAGAGATTTAAGAAATACACCTTATGATGAGTTCTACTGGTTCATCGGAATCGCTGAAGACACATTTGATGATCCAACTGAACTTGGTCGCGTGCGTGTTCGCGCTATTGGTTTTCACCCTTCAGAAGAAGTTCTGCCAACTGAGAATCTTCCGCTAGCTCCAGTTCTCGATGGTGGTTTAGCAAAGATTAACGCTGGACAAATGGTACTTGGATTTTTTATGGACGGAGAACTATTACAACAACCATTTATTCTTGGTGTTATTAATGGTGCTCTGGCTGGCACCGCCGTGTTTGACAATATGAGGCAGTTAGGAAATGACGAACAACAAGCAGTAGGAGATTTGGGAGATATAACTTCTGGAACAAACGGAGATTTTCAGTCAGTTTTAGAAAAAGCACTCGATGCTGCTGGATATACTGGTTGTCAAAAAGCTTCGATTATGGCGCAATGCGCGGTCGAAACAGGAAATTTTCAGTATATGAGAGAACTGGGAAAAGAAAGTTATTTTAACAAATACGATATTCAATACAATAAAACGAAAGCTCTTGAGCTTGGAAATACGACTCCAGGCGATGGAGCAAAATATAAAGGAAGAGGTTTTATTCAAATTACTGGTAAAGGTAATTATGCTGGTGTTAGCAAAGCCATCGGCGTCGATGTGGTAAGTAATCCAGAATTATTGGAACAACCAGAAGCTGCAGCAAAAGCAGTTGTTTGGTTCTTTAAACAAGGTAATGGAAGCCGAGTCAAAAATTTGTGTGACGTTGAAGAGACAACACTTAGAGTAAATGGTGGATATAAAGCTCTTTCTAATAGAAAAGCAGCATTTGAACAATATAAAGATAAATATGGAGTGACTTGATGACAAACTTGCTAGGATTTAACTAAACATGAGAGATTTAACTAATACACCATACGGAAAGTTTATCTGGTTTGTAGGAATCGTCGAAGACACATTTGATGATCCAAGTGAACTTGGTCGCGTGCGCGTCCGAGCCATCGGATTTCATCCTGATGGCGAAATTATGCCAACTGAGAATCTTCCTCTTGCACCTGTTTTGAATGGCGGTTCAGCGAAGATTAATGCTGGCCAGATGGTGTTAGGTTTCTTCATGGACGGAGAACTATTACAACAACCATTTATTCTTGGTGTTATTAATGGTGCTGTTTCTTCTGCATTGGGTCCTTTTTCTTCAAATCGGTTTGAAGGTTCTAATCCTGGTAGTCAAACCGATGCTCTTCCCAATACCAGACCTGTAGATGGTTCATGTCCGCAAATACAAAAAGGTTTATGTAATTCAGCTGCTGCTTGGAATGGTTATTCCGAAAGCAAAGATAAAGCGTGTTTAATGGAATTATTCAAATCACAAATTAAAGCTACTTGGGATCCGAGCAAGAAAAACCCGCCCAATGGCGGGGCGTGGTGTGGTGTCTTTGCTGCTTCTATACTTGCATCACAGGGCTATCCTTATCCATCGACTTATACACTTGCTAGATCATTTGCATCACCAAAATATAATACAACGAATAAAAATGGTTATGGTACAACAATTTGGGAAAAAGGAACAAAAGACAGTCAGCTTGATATAGCCAATGTTCAAGTTGGCGACTTAGCTATATTCCAGTACGGCGAACTTAGTAAAGGAAAAGGTCATGTTGGATTTATATGTAAAGTGCCATTATCAGGAAATAGAATCGAGTTGCTCGGTGGAAACCAGAGCAATAAAGTATCTAAAGCTCTTTACACGACAGGTAAATTACTTTCTATTGTTCGTGCTCCAGGAATGAAACCAGAAACATTTGATCCCAGTAGTATTAAAACTGCAAAAGCAGGGAGCACAAGATAATGGCTAATATAATTAAAAGTGCTAAAGATTTAGTAAAGTTCGACGCGGATACAACAATTGCGTTGGATCTTAATATTACGGTGAATCAAACAAAAGAAGAAATTTTAGCAAAAGCCACAACAGAATTAGATACACTTGTTAAGGCTGGTATTAAACCAGAAAATATTGCATTAATTGGAACATTCAGTAAGTTTTCTGATATCAATAGTTCTCTAGAAAATTTGACCTCTAGTTTAGGAGCATCTTTTGGTGGTGCGTTAGATTCGGTAGCTAATTTAGAAACTTACTTGCAAGATATTGAAGATATTATTAGAAATAAGATAGACTTCACCAACATTTTTGACAAAGCCAAATTACCTGATGATATTCCAGTAGACGAAGCGTTAATTAAAAAGTTTGCTAGAAAAGTTCCAAAATTAGATATGCTTGGTAACGAGCAGATAAGTTTTCCAGATACATTTTTACCAGAAGAACGTCCTATCGATAGAAAAACACCGCTTTCTGATTGGAAAGACAAAACCAAAGTTTCTGTTGAGACTGCAGGTGGCGCAACTATCGCTGAGAAATCTAGTTTATTTGCTGCTGAATATGGTAAGAATATTCTGGTAAAGTCCAACACTGGTCATTTTATTGAAATGGACGACACAGAGAATGCAGAAAGAATCAACATTCAGCACAAGAATGGCGCGTTTATTACTATTCATCAAGACAAGTCCATCGTAATCCGTGGACAAAATGGTATTCAACTAATTACCTACGCGAACAATGAGTTATTCGTTGGCGGCAATATTAATATTACAGTTATTGGCGACGCAAATATCTCTACAAATGGCAATACAAATATTGATACAGTAGGTGATGTAAATTGGAAAGTTGGTGGTGACTTTAATCTTGATGTCAAGGGCGATACATTTATGGCTAATCGTGGTGACATTAAAATGACCGCAAGGCAGATTCGTCAGAATGCTGGAGATCCGCGTGTTCTTGATGATGTTAAGAAAAAAGAATACAAACTCGGTTCTTAAGCACTACTAAATACACTATAACAGCGGAGAATTTACATGAAAACTCTTAAAGACTTTATGGTGGAATTTACAGTTCCTGGATTTGAAGGAAAGAGAATCAAAGTCACCAAAAAACCAATTCGCATGATTAATGGGAAGATGGCTAAGGCATTTCCTGGAAGAGGAACTGAGGGCGATGGCCCAGATGGTTCAGCAGAAGGTAATAACGGTGGCGATGGTGGAAATGGTGGCGAATAATGGCATTCCGTAAAGAAAATCCAATCAAAGCACCACCAACGTACAGCGACTTTACTGCTTCGTTTAGTAGAAATGTCATCACAAATGACGTTGTAAGATTAAATGACATCGATGCTGTAAAGCGTTCTGTGAAGAACTTGGTTATGACTGATAAATATGAAAGATTGTTAGATCCAGCACTTGGCGCTGGTATCAGCGAATTGTTATTTGAACAGATGACTCCGCTCACTACTGTTGCTTTGCGCGAAACAATTATTCAAACTCTCAATCAATACGAACCAAGAATTAACATTGATACCATTGATGTTACGCCAGATTATGATAGAAACAGTTATTTTATAAGCATTGCTTTCTCATTAGTAAGAAACGAACAAGCAGGAACTGTTGAGTTCCTTCTAAACAGGATAAGATAAAATGGCGAACGAAGGATTTTTAACCACCACCGAACTAGATTTTGCTACTTATAAGCAAAGCCTAAAGACATATCTAAGCCAGCAAACTGAGTTTAGAGATTATGACTTTGATGGCTCTAACTTATCAGTTCTACTAGATCTTCTTGCATATAACACCTACCATAATGCGGTGTATCTAAACATGATTGGTAGCGAAATGTTTTTGGACACCGCGCAGCTGCGCGACTCAATCGTTTCGCATGCCAAAGAACTAAACTATACACCTAGATCGCGTTCATCTTCTAGTATTGATATCGATATTTTTGCTTCGCCAGCTAATACACCAGACACAATTACTCTGCCAAGATATTACAGTATCAGAGGAATTAACGACGCAAACACTGCTTATACGTTTACAACTAATGAAGCGATTGTTCTTTATCGTTCAAATAACTACCTAGTTTCTAATGTTACTTTTTACGAAGGAAGTATAAAAACAGAAGCCTTTGTTGCTAATACTTCAAACAATCAAATATTTACACTATCGTCTAACACTGTTGATATTTCATCAATTACAGTTGAAGTAAGAAATTCTGACACGGATACAACTTCTGTTGCTTGGAATAAAGCAACTGATCTATTTGGATTAAATGCAAACAGTGCAGTATTCTTCGTACAGGGCGTCGAAGAATTCAAGTATGCAGTTTCATTTGGTAATGGTGTTTCTAGTAAGAAACTAACTGCTGGTAATATTGTGCTCGTTTCGTATATACAAACTGCAGGTGAAGACGGCAATGGTTGCCGAGCATTTAATTCTATCAGTTCGGCTGATGGATTTTCTTCAAACACATTCCTATTGACAACTACCGAAACTTCGGCTGGCGGTGCGCAAGCAGAAGATGCCGAATCAATTCGCTATAATGCGATTCGTGGCTTTACAGCGCAAAACAGAGCTGTTACTGCTGAAGATTTTATTTCTTTAATTAAAGCAAATTTTCCGTCGATTGAAACTGTGGTCGCTTATGGTGGCGAACAATCAATCCCAAAAATATATGGAAAGGTTATCGTTTCTGCTAAACCAGTTGGCGGAGAAACTCTTTCTTCTAACTTAAAACAAAGCATTTTAGATTTCTTAAAAGATAAAACTCCGCTATCAATTGAACCAATAATTGTCGATCCTGAATACTTGTATCTTGACATCACTTCGCGAGTTAAGTATAATTTAAGTGCTACGACAAAAACATCATCTCAATTAGTGTCAAATGTCATTACCGCTATCACTGCTTTTAATACAAGTTCTCTCTCAGATTTTGGCTCTGATTTAAGATTCTCTAAACTATCTGCTGCTATTGATGCTGCCGACACATCGATTGTTTCAAATGATACACAAGTTCGTATTTCTAAGCGCATAGCTCCTACTCCTCTTGTTAGCTTTTCTGCTAACTGGAGTTTTGAAAATCGATTACATGATGAAGACATAAGATATGTTTTACCAGTTGGCCATGAACCAATCGTATCTTCAACTGCATTTGTTTATGACGGATATACTGCTTATATTAATGACAATGGTGTTGGAACTCTTTATATTTACACCATAAATAATGGTAATACTACAGTTTTAAATAATAATATTGGCACAGTAAATTATGAAACAGGCGAAGTTTCAATCACTGGATTGATTGTTGATTCTTACGATACTGATAGCATTAAGATATACGGAAGAACTGAAAATG